GTACTCTCGACATGAGTACTTTTTATACATCTACGCAGGGTTACGATCTTTCGAGTCCTTTGTTATGTAAAGTTATTTATACAACTGTCACACTGTTGTGTGTGCCAGTTGAGAGTATAATACGATGATTATGCTTATTCGTCAAGGGGGGTTGTGACAGTTGGTGTAGTGTTTACCGTATCTCTTTCAATTTGTTCTTCAAGTTTCTGTTTAGCAGCTTTAACTCCTGCCAACCTTTGCTCGAATGTATCTTCAATACGAGTATACATTTTTAATTGCCACTCACGATATTCTTTAATGGTCTTTCTTGCTTTGCAGAACATTGTACTTAACATAACTTTACAGATTATTTATCAAATAAATGATGCTTAGATGTACCAGCATTATCATTTGTAATTTTTCCTATTCCAGTTTCTTCTGTCTCATGGAATTCAAAGTCCCAATCTTCAATTACAGTATTTGCTAATAACTGATCACTAAGAAGATATAACTCTTTCTCTGCTGTTTCTCTATCAGGTGCTTCAAACCAATAATCAATACACTTACCAATACGTAAAAGATTTGATTTAAGACCAGGTGCAACTCTATGAGTATTATTCATCACAGCATTACCAGCAGCATCTGATACTGATCCTCTTAATTTTACATTTACAGTTGCTTTAAACTTCATTTATTAACAACCTCAACCTGTACAGGATTGCTTAGATAGTCAGCGATTCTATGATATGCAATTGCTCCAAAAACTTGTGGAGCAATGAAAGCAATCATTGCTACTATCCAAAAAATGTAATAATTGTTTTCCTTGATTTGTGTTCTCATTAATCCACTTTATCTTCAGATATTATACCACACATTATTTCTTTTGCATGTTTGTTATGATCACATAATTTATGTAACCATATCCTTTCTTCTAAAGTAACTTCACCATCTGTTGATACTATACGACAACAAATGTCAATTACTTTATTTCTGTAATTGGTGCTTAACATGCTGAATTGCCTCTGGTAATAACGCATATTCTCTTCTCTGAATAGCTTTTGTTAATGATTTAATATCATCATCAGGAAGAATAGGAACTTTACCTTGCATAATAATTTCTCCTCCATCTAATTCCTCATTCACATAATGAACAGTACATCCAGCAAATTCTTCACCTGCTTCCATTGCTTGTTCTATAGCATGTAATCCTTTATACTTTGGAAGTAATGATGGATGTACATTAATAATAGGACAAGGAAATGCATCAGGATCTTTGATCACTCTCATATATCCTGCAAGAACTATTAGATCTACATTCCATGCTTCAAAGAGTTTGATCATTTGATCTTCTTCTTTATGACTAACATAACAATGAGGAATACCCCACTTCTCTGCTCTCTTAGCAGCACCACATTTCTTCTTATTGTGTATCATCAATACAACTTCATGCTCTTTACAAATAGGATTTGTAACTATATTCTCGAAGTTAGTTCCGTTGCCAGAACACATGATGCCTAGTTTCATTGGTAATAACTTGGTTTATAATCGGGATTAAATCCTACTTTAAATTCCTCAATTTGACTCCAATCCTTATACTCTGGTTCTTCTTCACCAACATAATGTTGGAATTGTTTTGTATCAAAATACGATGGTGGTAATGGTTCCACATTATCATATGGTCCCGCTAATCTTCTCTTATGTTCACGTTCATCTAGTACTTCATTGATAAGGATCTTTAATTCCTTAACCATTGTATCAGTCAGTACTCTTGTAGGAGTAATCAACCAAGGCTTGTGTGGTTGTATCTTCGATTCCTTATGCTTCTTTTGATACTCAGGATCATTGGGATCAAGGGGCATACTCATGCCCTGTGTATCCATCTTCATATTAGACATGAGATTGTACTTCTGCCCAATCCTTATCAAACTGTGCTAAACCAGCATCAGTTAAAACATGTTTATACATTTTATTGAATACTCCTGTTGGTATAGTACATATATTAGCACCATACTCAAATGCTCTACCTACATCTCTTACATTTCTTATAGAAGCAGCAAGAATATTTGTCTTCTTCCAATTCTGTTTAGCAAATACATTAGCAATATCTTTTATAAGACATAAACCACCAAAAGAATTGTCATCTACTCTACCTACAAATGGTGAGATATGTGTTGCTCCTGCTTTGGCAGCAAGTATTGCTTGTGTTGGTGAGAATATAAGAGTTACATTCACTCTTACTAAAGATCTTGATAATTGTCTACACACATATAATCCATCTGGTGTACATGGTACTTTGATAGTTGCCTTTTCACCAAACTTATTAGCAAGTCTACGACCTTCCCAAAGCATCTGTTCTTTATTACCCACAACTTCCATACTAATATCTGGAATACCAAGATCAATCAATTCTTGATATACTTCTTCAGGATCTCTACCACTTTTCTTAATTAAAGAAGGATTAGTAGTAATACCATCTATTAAACCAGTTTCATACCCATCTTTAATTTCTTGAGTATCTGCTGTGTCTAGAAAAATCTTCATAGTTGGAATTGGGTCGTTCATATTATTTCTCTTATATATCAAAAATAGTGTGTGAGGAGGGAGGTAAGATTTGAGTATGCTTACAAACGCAGGGCATTGCTACTCTTAGTAATTTTACTGCGTTGCATGAGTCCCATCTGGTAGGATGGTTCTGCTCCGAA